GGTGTAGGTGTAGGTGTTGGGGTAGGGGTAGGTGTTGGGGTAGGGGTAGGAACAACTGGTGGTGTTGGTGTGACTGGAGGCGTAGGTGTCACCACAGGTGTGGGGGTAACCACAGGAGTTGGGGTAACCACAGGTGTAGGCGTTACCACTGGTGTCGGTGTGACAACAGGGGTTGGGGTTGGCTCAGGCGTAGGACTTGGTGTAGGAGTCGGAGTCGGAGTCGGAGTCGGAGTCGGAGTTGGAGTCGGGCTAGGCGTAGGCGTAGGAGTCGGAGTAGGTGTTGGAGTCGGAGTAGGTGTGGGAGTAGGTGTGGGAGTCACACTTGGCGTAGGTGTAGGTGTTACGCTGGGGGTGGGCGTAGGTTCAGGAGTCACACTTGGAGTGGGACTTGGAGTAGGCGTCGGTGTGGGCGTCGGAGTTGGTGTAGGGGTCACACTTGGAGTCGGAGTCGGCTCAGGGGTAACACTTGGCGTAGGGGTCACGCTTGGGGTAGGTGTCACACTCGGAGTTGGTGTGGGCGTCACACTCGGTGTCGGAGTTACGCTTGGAGTCGGCTCAGGTGTGGGTGTAGGAGTTACGCTCGGTGTTGGTTCTGGCGTAGGTGTGGGTGTAGGCGTCGGTGTAGGCGTAGGGGTAGGGGTAGGCGTGGGAGTTGGAGTTACGCTAGGCGTAGGAGTTGGCTCCGCTGTTGGTGTTGGTGTTGGTGTAGGAGTCGGGGTTGGAGTAGGTGTAGGCGTTGGGGTTGGCAACGACGTAGGAACAGTTTCAGTTGGCTTGGGTGTAGGCAACTTAATACTGTTTGGATCAATGTAAATCACACCAGACCCTGGTGTTGGTGTTGGCTTAGGACGATCCCCTGTCATCACAACAACGTCATCTCGCACCTTACCATCAAGCCCATAAACTGTATTGGTTGCTTTATCGTAATAAGCAAACTGTCCGTCACCAATATCTATTTTTACAGAACTTGTTGGCACTGACTCTGGCATTTTGACAACATAGTCAGAACCAGTCTTCTTCTTGTACTCTTCACGCAAAGCATCAAATGCAGGATCTGTTCCTGTCACATCTTTAGCCAACTCGTCCGAGATCATGTCCACAAAAGGCGTGTCTGCTTTTGTTTTCCACCAGTCAACAAGAGATTTAAGAGACGGATCTGTTTTTGCCGCCTCAACAATTCCAGCCATATCAGTAAAATCACCAGTTGCAGCTGACTTGGCAGCGGCAGGGTTGATTTTCTTCAAGTTGTCAATAAAGTCACTAAAGCTATTGACTTTTTTAGGTTCAGTAATCGTATCAACAGGTGTAGCACTAGGCATCAAGCCTTCACGTTGCAATACCTCTTGCAGTTTGGCATTGAGGTCTGTTGCTTCTTTTCCAATACCGCCATAGAACTCGTCAGAAGCCTTCAAGAACTGGTCAGGAAACTTACGGGCTAACACGCTGATCATCTGATCAGGAGGAACAATAGTTGGCTGACCATTCAAGTCAAAATAGATCTTGCCAGTTACGGGATCTTGTTTGACATTGAGTTGTGTGAGCTTGCCATTGTCATCAACAAAAGGCATTGTGATTGGTTGACCCTTAGCATCTGTCACTAGAGAAACAGTCTTGCCATTCTCTACATAGGTCATGTTGCCTTGCTTATCCAAAGCTACTGGCAAGTTCTGAGTTACACCATTGATGTCTACAAAAGAGATTGTGGAAGGCTTGCCATTTGCATCATATTGGACTTGTGTGGTTTTCTTTGGCAGTCCACCAGGACCGGCTACAGTCTCACTCTCACCACCCTCTAAGTCAGTTATGAATTTACCTGTCTCTGGATTGATACCAATGGCAACCAAAGCACGAGCTGTTTCAAGATCAGGTTTTGTACCTTTTGTCAGGTACTCCATGTCTTTTTCATCTAAACCAGACAAGGTAATAGCATCAGACTCTTTAGTTCCAACACCAGACTCAGCAAGCTTGACTTTGGTTGCGTCGTTGGCGGTTTTGTTGGCTTTAATCTCATTGGTAGCAGTGCTGATAATGGTGTCCATCAGAACTTGATCCAATGGCTTACCAGTAATCAGTCCAGTCAAGCTAGTCTTGAGTGCATCTCTTTGAGTCTTAGATAAACCGCTTAGCTGATCTCCAAACTGACCCATCACAGCATCAACCGCACCACCAGTTCCTCCCTGAATAAAACCAGTCTTTGCTGAAGCCAACACGTCTTGACCAGTGATAAAGCCCTTGGTAGCACCTACCACAGAGCCTTGGAAAGCCTTTGCAAGCATCCCAGAGGCATCAATACCATTAAGTTGTTTAGTGATGTCACCAATCATGCTATTGGACAAGATCTGACCGCCAGCATAGGTGGCTACAGCATTCTTGATGGCTGTGCCAATATCTCCACCGCTCAAAACATTGATGGCAAACTGAGTACCAATCTGCATAGGCAGGGACATTCCACCAGTGGCTACAGCTATGGCGATCTGCCCAAGGGGGCCTAAGTCCGCCAAGATGTTAGCTAGGTCATTGGACGAGGCTTTGGTTGTGTAGAAGATTGGATTACCCATTGCATCAAACTGCACACGGAAACCAGTATTTCCACTACCTTCAAATGTTCCACCGAAAGCATTACCTGTTTGACGCTCGCTATATGTATTAGGAACAGCTTGACCTGTTGTCTTGTTTCCAAAAGTCTCGCCAATCTGCACCATCGGCACACCATCTTTGGTGACTACTTTGGATTGATCAGCAAGAACAAAGTTACCATCTCCATCCAAAGTTCCATAGACATTAGTGAGCTTTGATGGATCAACATTAACTCTGTTAGCAATCTGATTGCCATCACTGTCATACTCGCCTGAAGGCGTCATGATGAAGTAGTTTCCATCCTCATCTTGTCTTGCAATCTGCCCATTAAAGCCTAGTTGACCTATAGCCTGCTCAAGTAGAGGAACCTTGCCAAAGTCTTTGATGTCAGTCACACCAACACTAGCCAAGATATTTGCCATCTCACGAGTGTTGGCTTCAATAGAACCTAGACCTTGACCTTGATAGTACTTAGCCGTACCAGCTTTTTGCTGGGCTGTAATTTGTTCAGCCAACTTATCAACCACCGCATTGTCTAGCGTGAATTCACGCCACTTGGTTGTGTTTGTTGGTGTTGGTGTAGGAGTAGCTATAGGTGTCGGAGTAGGCGTTGGAAGTGCAGTAGGAGTTGGTGTAGGGGTAGGGGTAGGGGTAGGTACTACTGTAGGGGTAACAGTTGTAACAGGGTTCTTTGCGGTGTTGTATCGGTTAGTGATGGTTGCTAAATCAACGCCAGTCACACGCGCAATATCCGCAGGAGTTAACCCATTTGCATCCATCAAACCAGCAATGGTGAGATCGCTCGCTCCTGGGTTGTCCAACAACAGTTGAATGATCCCTGAATCTGAGAGTTTTGCTGGGGTTGTAGGTGTAACGGTAGCAGACTTAGTTTCACCGCCTGGGGGTGCAATGACATCTTCAAAATCAGTTGTAACTGAACTAAGCGTTTTAGGCGTAAAAACATCCAACCCACCGCGGGTCTCAACAGTATCTTTGACGGTTGGTGATGGAGTTACTGTGGTTGGTGTCAGAGCATCCAAACCACCATCGGATGCATCAGTAACTGTAGTTGTAGTAACTGGATTTGAAGGTGTAACTGGAGTCAGAACATCCAGACCGCCACCAGTGGTGACAGTACTAGTGTCAGGGGTTGTATCAGGGGCTGTAGGTGTTACAGGAGTTAAGACATCCAACCCACCACCACCGCCATTATCTACTCCAACAGAGGTGTCAGGGCCTCCAAAGTAGAAGTCATCACCAGAGGTCTCAAACCCTCCGTTGTCTTCAAAATCCATTTTGAAATTTGGATTGCGATCAAGTCTGAATGCCATGTTAATTTACCGATGGGTTTACAGCATTGACTACGGCTTGCGCCCATTCTTGCCATTCTTCAAAGACATAAGGACCAGGAACGGCTTCATTGTTAAACACATCAATAGCCTTCAACCCAGAAGCCCACTCTTTCCAATCCGTCAAAGCATTAGGAATAGCAAGTTGCTGCGTTGCATACAACTCACACATCAAAGACGCCCAAGACTCAAACGAATGATACCTTGGGTCATAGACTAACGCTACGTTTAGAGGATTAGTATCCACGCACATCTCCAAAGTCAGCATCAAGGATGACCTTACCGAGTTGGTAGTCTCCCCCTGCGATGTTACTTCCAAACTTTAGGCGCATCTCGCGGCGTTGCTCACGAACATCGACCTTGTGTGTTCCTGGCTCAAATGCTCTAGGAGAAGAGGTTTCATCATCTGCCTGAGCAAATGGGCGGCCAGTCACTTGGACATACATAGTCCCGCTCTGGATAAAGTCAGGCTCAATCCGGTCAAGGTGAATCCACTTGTTCTCGCCTACTGGAGCTGGTTGAGATGGGCCACCAGAGACCCAACCTAAGTCATTGGTCTCAAAGTATGACTCAATTGCCACAGCACTTGTACCCCTAACTGCATCTGTTCCTACCTCGTGTTGCCACAAGGAAACTTCACTATTGACCTGATTGACTGTCAAAACAAAGTTAATACCAGCGGGAATAGAGGCTGACAGAGTGTCACCAATGACATAGTTTTGACCAAAGTTCTCAAGTGCTACAGATGTAATGATTCCACCTGCCACCACAATTGTTGCGGTCGCTCCTGATCCTGATCCACCTGTCAAATTGATAAAGCGGTAGGTTCCGTTTGTATAACCAGAGCCAGCATTTGTAATTGAGATTTGATTGATTGCACCAATAAGGTTTACATCTGCACCAGCAGCAATAGGGAAGCGGAAAACCTGAGAGAAGTAACCAGCAGAGCGCCTAGCTCCTAAAGCAGTTCCTGCGTCATACCAAGTGTTTTCCCTAGTGTTGTAGATGATTGCATCATTGCACTCTTCTGAGTCACCACGGGGGTAGTACCACCACACCTCACCATAGCGAGGGACTTTGGTTGCCCATACTTTTTGACGCTGAGAGTAGTTCAGGTTGTCAAAGAAGAAGTTCTGGTTCATGTTGTTAGGAATCTCTTTCACAACACCGTTGTACAAGAGGAAGCGATCAACACCGATCCAGTAGTAGATACCGTCGTACTCAATGACGCACTGAGACGAGAGGATAGAAGTTTGGCTAGAGATGATGTCATAGCGCCAATATTGGGGAGGAGTTCCCACACCACCGATGTAGGACATACGAACTAGGCTATCAAGACTCCAAAACAGTCCTGAAGGCGAGTTTGAACCGCCCCTGACGGGTAAGCCCTTGACGATCTTTCCAGTCGCTACGTTGACCTCATTGGCATCCGCAGAGTTCCAATCAGTAGGATCACCTGCTGAGCAGTTCTTTAGGAGACCATTGTTCCCATAGACCACCACATAGGGGTGAAGGGAGACCACACCGCCAGAGACATCAATGATGTCACCAGTAGGAAGAGCTCCGCCTGTGTCCTTGAGGGGAGAGACAACGCTTCCTGCGATGTTTCCAAACAGAACTGGAGTATTCACAGTGCTGTCAATCTCGGTCAGGTTCTGCCCTGGGTGTGCTAGGAGTAGGTTATTCCCACCCTGAGTGTCATACAAAGCATCAAACTGCCAAAGGTTGTTGTCATTGTAGATAAATTGCGGATCAACGCTAGTTACTAGGACTGAGAAGCCTGAGCTCGCATAAACAGTCCCTACTTCCACTTGGAAGCCAGAGCTTTGTGTAACTGTAAATACGCTGAACTGAAACCCATTGCTAGACTTCACATAGGTCACAGGAACTGAGAAGCCTCCTGCGCTGCCTAAGCTAGCAACAGTAAAGGCTAAACCTGAACTTGCATAGACCGTGGAGACAGGGATAGTGAAGCCTGAGCTTGTAACAACTGTAGAGACAGGGACTGAGAACCCTGTGCTTGCATAGATCGCAGAGACAGGAACAACAAAGCCTGAACCAGTTCCACCGATACTTGTGGAGTTGGCTGACATGATGTTGCTCAAGATGTAGCCACGGCCACGGTCAGTCAGGGTGACAGAAGTAACCGCACCAGCAGTTCCTACGACAATAGTTGCTTTAGCCCCTGTGCCTGAACCGCCAGTGAGAGACACATTGGTAAATGTTGCCGCACCAACTGTAGCTACTTTGACTGAGAAGCCAGAACCTGTACCACCGATGTCAACAGCATTGGCTGACAAGGTATCTGCTACGGTGTAACCTGAACCTGTCTCGGTCAAGGTAACGGTGGTCACTGTGTTGCCAGCTACGACAATGGTTGCCACTGCACCAGAACCTGTTCCACCTGTCAAAAACACGCCTGTGTATGTACCGTTGGTGTACAAAGTACCGCCCACAAGGGTGTTTGTGGTCAAGATACCATTAGCTGTGTAAGCACCACCACCAGTTAAAGTCCCCAAGGTCTGGATACCATTACCAATGTTGGTTGCAGAAGCTGACAGAGTGTTGGCAACAACATAGTTGTTTCCCTTTGATGTGATGGTCACAGAGGTCACAGCATTACCTGAGACAACAATCGTTGCCTGAGCACCTGTACCTGCTCCACCAGTTAAGGGGACATTCGTAAAAGTTCCATTGGTATAGTTAGATCCACCAGTAACTGCACCTAAAGTACCCACACCATTGGTGACACCACCAAGATTAGATGCCGCGGCACTTAGTGAGTCAGCAGCGGTGTAGTTGATGCCTCGAGCAGACAAAGTCACAGAGGTCACATCACCGCCAGCTCCAACAACAATTGTTGCTTGAGCATTAGATCCTGTACCGCCAGTTAAAGGAACATTGGAATATGTTCCTGGGCCATAGTTAGTACCGCCAACCAAAGAACCTGTGTTCAGAGCATTGATGCCATTACCTAGCAAGGCAGAAGATGCACTCATGGCATCAGCTACTGTATATCCTGTTCCTGCGGATGTCACGGTTACAGAGGTCACGGTGTTACCAGCAACCACAATTGTTGCTTGTGCGCCTGAACCTGTACCGCCTGTCAAGGGAACTGCTGTATAAGTTCCATTGGTGTAGTTAGAACCTCCGGTCACAGCAGAGATCGTGGCAATACCATTTGTAGAACCTGAGAATGTCGCACTCAAGGTGTCACCAACAGCATAGTTCACACCAGGATTGACGATCTCAACTGAGTAGATTCGGCTATTCAGAATGATGATATTTGCAGTTGCGCCTGTTCCTGAGCCACCAGTTAGAGGTGTATCACGGAACACACCAATACATGAAATGCTTGTGCTAGCTACGGTTTGGCTTGTGTTGACGTTGTAAGTACCGACTCCGCCAGAACCAGTACCAAAAGATGTGATTGTGGTGTTTGCTGTGACGCTAGTTCCAAAGACAGTCTGGCCAACAACCAAAGCACCAGAGCTGACAGCAGTCACTGTCATTACAGTTCCCGAGATGGATGCAGTCACATATCCTGTTGTGGAGTTGGTGTAGTAGTTACCAGTGGTGATCCCACCAATAGCACCGATCACACCATTGACACCGCCAATGTCTTCACTTGCGGCTGTCAGAACATTGCCCGCGGCATAGCCTGATCCATCATTGGTCAAGGTAACAGAACCCACAGATCCTGTTGAAACAGAGAAAACCGAGCATTGGAAGCCAGAACTAGCGGCTACTGTAGAGGCTACAACAGCGAAACTAGAGCCAGTGCCGCCAAGGTTCGTGTTGGCGGTTGTGAGGCTATCAGAGGCGGTATAACCGACTCCACCATAAGTGAGGGTCACAGATATAACTATCCCGCCAGAGACGGTTATGGTGGCTCTAGCACCGCTTCCTGTGCCTCCTGTGAGGGTCACATTAGGGTAGATGCCATTCACATAGCCAGAACCCCCTGTGATCGCTCCAAAGGCTGTTACACCTTTACCGATACTAGAAGCTGAGCAAGATAGCACATCATTGGCTGCATAGTTGTTGCCGCCATAAGTAATAACCACAGCAACAACATTTCCGCCAGAGGTTGTGACAGTAGCCAAAGCACCAGTTCCAGCACCGCCTGTTAGGGCGACATTAGGAAAAGATCCGTTTGTGTAGTTAGAGCCACCAATGATGCTAGTGACAGCGGTGATCGTGTTTGTTGTAACAACAACAGTACCTACGGCACTTGTACCTGATCCGCCTGTAAAGCTTACACCTGTGTAAGTTCCTGGTGTGTACAAAGATCCACCTACAAGTTGTCCATAGGTGTCAATAATCCCAGAAACACCACCAATAAAGGCAGGGTTTGCAGTCAAAACATCTGTGTCTTTGTAACCAACACCACGGTCTTGGGCTGTGATACCAGTGACTGCACCACCAGAGACAGTAATATTTGCAGTAGCTCCTGATCCAGTTCCAACAGGTGTAGAGGTTGCATTGATCATGGGAACATTCAAATATGTCCCATTGGTGTACAAAGTTCCACCTGTGATCGTTGAATAGGTGTTGACTCCATTACCAATCGAAGCCGCGGCTGCTGACAGAGAGTCACCAACCAAGTAACCATTTCCATCATTGACAATAGTGACGGCGGTCACACCATTAGACGCTACAGTAATGTTGGCTGTCGCACCTGATCCACTTCCACCAGTTAAAGGAATGGCTGTGTACGAGCCATTGGTGTACTGAGAACCAGCGGTAATCGTACCCAAAGTGTTTAGGGGTGATGAGATCACAAAGTTAGTGATACCAGCACCGATACCGCTATTGTTGATCTCAAGAACTTGGAGACCATCGCGGTAACCATTGAAGATCTTGGAAAAACCATTCTCAGAGTCAACAAAGATGCCCCGAGAGATGCCAGCTAAGGCTGCGGTGATCTCGCGGTAGCCACCGATCTTGCGAGGGCGACCACGCTGAAACCTGACCCATCTGCCGTCGTTGTAGAAGTCTTTGTCGAAGACCGTGCCATCGCGCTGGATGCCCGGCTTCGTATCAAGCGCAAAGACCTTTTTTGTCATGAGAACGTTCCGCCTCTTACGCCACCCACAAATGTACCCACACCTGTTGAGTCAATAGCACCTGTGACCTGTGCGCCAGTAGCATCCACATCAACAATCTGATTACCAAGGACAGTGATGCCAAAGCGACCCGCACCAGGGCGATAGATACCTGTGTTGGTCTCCGAAGAGAAGTTCAGTGAAGGCGTACCAGCCGTACCATTGATCAGCGAAAGCGACACACCACCAGCCAAAGCTGTGTTGGCGTTCAAGAAGTTCGTACCATCGCAGATCAGCGTAGCCTGACCGCCAGCAGGGATCGTAGCAGTCGCACCACCAGATACACCTGTTGTCAAGGTCAACGTATAACCACCAGCCGTACACTGGTTACTCACCACATAGAAGTTAACCACAGGCGGATAAGTGACTGTGACATTACCTGTCAGCGTCCCAATGTAAGTTTGGATGGTGTTTGATGCTTCACTAGCTGTCAGGGTGTATGCACCACTTGTCACGCTCTTGACTAGAGCTGTGAACTCAAACTGAGTACTTGTTCCATAACCAACAGTCACATAGGCAGTACCTGTGGAAATCAAGAATGCTGACTCATTAGGGGCAAAGGTCTTAGTTAAGCCATCATCAATCAACTGAGATCCAGTTGTGTTGACAGTCAAGGTTCCAGTACCGTTGTTTTTAATCAGCGTGAACCAGTTGTTCCCAACTGTAGAGCTAGCAGGTAAGGTAGCAGTAGTTGTACCGCCACCCCACACATAGGTCTGAGCTCGGTCTGTAGTAGCAAATGTGTAACCTGCTGTTAAAGACAGGACAGGGTGACTCTGGTTCAAGGTTGTACCACTTGCAACCAAGCCATAACCAGCTAAGGTGGCGGCATCAGCAGATGATGTACCAACACCAAAAGCAATGATCCCCCAAGTACCTTGGTCATTAGGGTTGGCTGTGACGTAGATGTACTTGGTCTCACCTGCGGCAATAGAGACAATGGTGTTCGTACCAGCATAGTCTTTGACTGTGAAGGTATTCGCACCAGTGTTTCGGATCAGCGCGTCATTACCAACCGAGGTTTGGTTGGCTGGAGGCATGTACAAGCTCAGACCTGCTGTGGTCGCTGTGACCTGCATAATTCTGGCAGCATAGTCATCTGTTGCGTTACCGTTGATAGGCCACTGCAACTGGGTGTTTGCACTCAGCGTAATGGCACGATAGGAGACGTCGGTCGGTTGAATGACCTGACCTGTGAATGGGCTGTTGTAACTCATGAGTCTGATGCCACTGCTTGACGATCTGCGATACGCAACTTGTCTTCAGCCATCAAGGTATCCATGATGAGCTTGTACTGAGCTTGCCAGGAAGGAACTAGGTCATAGTTCTTCAAGAATGGCATAGCTTGCAACAAAGCACCATACAGGAGCGCTTGAGGAGCGTACTGCGTAAACCAGTTCGTCTGGTTGGAAGAATCAAGGGGTTGCACTCGCTCGTAGTACAAAACCTCGAAGGCGTAATCATCATCTGGCGTGGGGGCGATCAACCAGTGGGTGTAGTCATAGTCACAATAGAACTTGGGGACTTCAGTTGCTGCGGGGTCTGGCCAGTATTCACGAAGGTACTCATACCTGCGGTTAAAGACTGGCTGACGCTTTCCTGCGACTGTGACATTGACTGAGACTGTTTTGTGCCAACGAGCAGGTTTGGCGATGATATTCTCGCCAATAACCATGTTGCTTGTGTTCACGGTCATGTTGCCCAAAAACTTGATCTGAGAGGCAATGATCTGCTCAGCAAGCATGATGAACAGAGGGATTTTCTCAATTGTGGCAGGGTCGGTACGCTCCAGATAAGACTGGATGTTTTCGACCAAACTGTCATAGGTCATAACACTTGCGGTCGTCATGCGTTCACCTCGTAGATTCGTTGGGACATTTTAGTATGCCTTTTAGGTTGTGACAAGGTTACTTGCTAGCCACACCCTTGGTCTTCTCAAAGGAGCGCATACCAGCAATACCCAAGATACCTGACAGGATGACCCAAAGCTGGTCAGCTTCAAGCACTGGAGGGGGATCCATGCCTACAGGAACCCATCCCATAGCCTGCAAGTACTTCCATGCCCACTGAAACAGTGGGTAAGCCAAAAACTGATAACCCATAGCTGCCACACCGATCCAGCCAATGGCAGGTCTCCAGCCCGAAACAAACACGCTAGAGGATGCCGCTTCGATCTTGTTAACCTCAATCTGAGCTAAGTCTGTAGCTTGGTCGATCTTTTTTTCTTCGAGATCTAGCTTTCTTTGCTCAATCTCCATCTCCATCTTCTCTTTGTCGGTGGTGATCAGGTCGCCTGCAACCTTACCCACGGCTTCAATAATTGATCCAACGGCAAGCAAGCTCATGCTAGACCTTTCAATGTTCTGTTGATCCAGCCCTTGAGGAATTTGACCTGCACAGGGTTCTTGTTGCATATCTCAACATAACGGGCAATCTTAGCCAAAGCATAGGACTCCTTGAACCGCTGCCCATCAGTAACTTGGTTGAGTTTCTCTATGGTTTTAGCCCCAATCCCGCCGTCAGGAGTCGCTCCAACGATCAATTGAGCTAGCTTTACAGCCATGCCCATGCCAGCATTTACCCCAAAATTAAAGATGGTGTTGGCTACTTCCTGGTTAGTGATCTCATTGCCTCGCATCTTGTCCCAGAACTCAACACGGTAGAACTCACGCACCATAGGCGTCAAAGACCCGCCAAACTCTTTCTTGTCCACAAGCGCCCAACCATTCCACTGAGGGTTCTTGTTACGAGCGATCCCTGCGTAGGTCATCCCTCCTGTGTCACCAGGGACTTCGTGGAGGACATATCCGCCCTCATCCTTGATCATTTGCTCAAAAGCTGGTTCAAACTGAGCCATTACTGTTTACTCCTTGAAAGCATGGTGGCTGCAATTTCCATCATGGTTCTTGCCACTTGAATGTCGGTAGGTTCATTATCCCAACCCACGGTAATCTGGCCTACAAATCTGCTTGGGTCAGGCGGTATGCTAATTCGGCAAGTGTAGGTAACCCCTTTGGCGATGTACCACAAACCCATCTCGGATTGCGCTGACTTGTACTCGCCACAAGGTATCTCACTAGCCATCAGCTTCACCACATCAGCGTTGTTGGCAGAATTCTGGGTAAACAGACCTACATCTAGCCCATCGTTAACTTTGTCTCGACCTTCTTTGGTGTAAGCGCGGTACAGCACTCTGGTTCCAAACATGGGATTAACTTTAAACACGGCAACAATGGTAGCGTTGGTGGTTTTAAACAAATGAGAAGCCGCGTCCTCTACTCTGTCCTCAACAATGCTCGGCATTCGCTTGGACTCTTTGTATGCGCCCATCAACAGTTCTTGGTTCTGCCAAACAAAGTACCCACAGAACGCAAACACCGCCATAAGGATCAGCGCAAACAGCTTGAACGGACTATCCACATAGGACAGCACCTTACTTAGTACATCTGATGGCTTTTCGTCACTCATAGTCCAAACATCCCTAGTACTTTTTTGGCAACATCGTCAGGCAAGAAGCGGAGCAGTCCAAGCACCCACCACGCCACACAGAGCCTGACAAAGACTTTACAGAAGAGGTCAAACTGCTTTTGGTACTCATTCACCGACCACACCTTCTAGTAGTTGCACAGAAGTCCATCAACTCATAGATTCCAATTGCAACCAAAAACACAACAAATGCACAGCCGCCAATAATCATGGCAAGCTCGTTTAGCTCTTCTTCTTTCTCTTTGGCTTTCTTTTCAGCCCGTTCTAAAGCGCGAAGCTCTCTTGCATCATCTATGTCCATCTGGTCTTGTCTGGCTTTAATCTTGTTCCACACGTCAACCTTGCCAGTGGTCATAAAGAGCATCTTTAGCTCTTCCTCAAAAACTCTGGCTTGCTCAAGCGCCATCTCAATCTGGAGGGCAGTCCCCATGTTGGAGCCTTTGCTCTTCTTCGCCTCAATCAATGCCTTGGTAGCAGTACTCTTGGCATCAAATAGCTTCCCAATCATCGGGGCTAATGAACCAAGATCGTTAGCCACAGCACTGGCCTTCTTGACCATGCTGATCGCACTCTGTATCCCCGCTAGGGCCGTTAGAGGATCAATCATTTCCGTACAACCTTTTCCCACTGTAGGCAAACAACTTTGCGGTTATAAACATCACCCGTCCACGCCCACCGCACACAGCGGTATTCAGTCTTCTTGTCCTGAGTGGATGCTCCCGGTAGAAACACCAAAAAAAGCATCAATAGACAACGCATTCACCATATCCCAGCCCATGCAATCACGTAAGAGCAAAATATTACAAAGCAAACAATTGCGCTGAAGGCTACGATAGCTTCCAGCCACTCCCACATGCTACAAACCCAATATCTTTTTGACTAACTCGCCAGCCACGCCGGGGCCAAACAGCACACAAATGATCACCCCATACAAGAGGTACTCAATCTTCGTCATGCGCTTGTCTCCATCGCGCAGGGATCGGTCGATACTGTTGTATCTTTCTGTGCAGATTGCCTCGTGAACAGCCAATTTAGTATCCACCGATTCCATAAAATTCCTTGAAGAAGCCACCCGAAGGTGGCTCTTTTTAGTTAACTGTTACGTCTGTAACCGCCTCTTCAGGCTTGGCTTCTAACGCATCTTTCAGCATTCTGAAGAAGGCATCTCTGCCAACTTGCAACTGATCCACGTTGAATCGTGCTGAGTCTAGTTTGCGATCCAAGTCTGCGACATGGTTTAGCAACATTTGTTGTTGCTGTGTCATGTCTTCAAACTTGTACTCTACGCCGTCGATTGTCACAGGGGTCTTTTCTGTTTTTCCCATGATGTTTCCTTTAATGCGCCACCAAGATCGGGTGGTGGCTTCCCGTTAACTTATGCCCAAGGCAAAGCTGTGTTCTGGGGGCTGACAGGCGGTGTAATCATGCTGTCGATTTGTCCCTGTACACAGGCTTGTGCGCTTGCAATGGCAGACTCAGGAATCCAACCGATGACGATTGCCTCAGTTAGGCTGGCGTAGGGGATGAATGCACCCTCTTGGTCAGCAGAGTTGAACTGTGTGTTGCCACCGATGGATGCGGTGTATGTGCCGTCAACGCCAGTGACTTCCCAGAGGGCGTTCACTACGTAGTTTGGGTCAGGCTGTTGCAGGGTGTACATAGCCGTGATTTTGGTTGTAAAAGTGGTCATGATTTAGGCTCCTTAAACGGGTTTGGGGTATTTTGCTTTAACGGCTTGACAAGCCGCAACGTAAGCGTCAATCTGAGATTGGTCGCCCTTCACCACGCCATCAATGTAGTCAGTAATTGGTGGATATTCGTTACGACGTTTTTCTTTGTACTCGTTGGCGGCATATTGACGCACGAGTTTATCTTGTTGCTCGGGAGTAAGATTTTGCATAACCATGATTTTTCCTTATGCGTAACTAATTGTGATTGATGAAAATGCTTGCACGGCTTCAAGTGGGGCAACAATTTCAATAATGCCTTGAATACCACCAGTGTCGTAAATAGAAGCGCCTGCCGATTGCCAATAATAGTCCGCAGTTCCTCCGGGGTTTGTCCAAGAGCCAGCCCCCAAATCTCCCGTAGCGTAGCTACTTGACGAGTATGTGTTTCCACTACCTCCAGCAGTTGCAAGTCGCGCAATATATTGCGTAATTGAGTCTGAAGGATATTCGCCATTAACCAGCATCCTAAACCCTGCCAAACTTGCAGTGCTTGTCCTTGAAAAAGTCAAACGTAAATTTTTTGCAGAGCCAGTATTTTGGTACAACGAGAAATAAATCTTCATCATCCAACCATAGATTTGGTTGGAATTAGAGTTAACAGCCTCAACACAATCAACCTTTACACCAGTTCCAACAACTACGGTTGGTATGTTATAAGAACTTGCAAAGTTTCCTTTTTTCTCAATGTTTGGATTTCCAGAGCCAGATTCTGAATAGGCAACAGCCACGTTGCCGTCGCCATCAGACAGCACAACATTGTTGCTTGATGTGGCAATGCTTATCCCTGAGGCGACTCCACCAAAACCACCAAGAATAGTGTTTTTGTTGCCAGTGGTCATTGAGCCACCTGCGGGATTTTGGAAATTACCACCTATAAAAGTATTTCCGTATCCAGTAGTTAACGCATAACCAGTCTGTGGGCCTACGCAAACATTTCCCCAATTTGTTTGGGACGCATTTGATGTGTATCCCGCTTGATACCCAATAAACACGTTGTAAGTAGAGGTGGCAGTGGTGAACCCCGCCTGATAACCTACAGCAGTGTTGCTTGCGCCTGTGGAGTTAAAAGTAAGAGCTTGATGCCCTACGGCAATGTTGTTAGATGCTGTGTTATTGGAGTAGAGGGCGTTAGTACCTAAAGCAATGTTGTTAGAGCCCGTCTGGATTGCCTGTAGTGAACTAGCACCAACTGCAATGTTGTTACTACCAGTAGCCAACGTCCCACTTTGGGCGTACGCTTGTGAGCCAACGGCTACGTTATTAGCACCTGTTTGGTTGTAATAACCCGCAGACCAACCTAAAAAAGTGTTGTTTGACGCACTCGTATTACTGTAACCAGATTGATAACCTAAAGCAGTGTTGTTGTTTCCGTTATTGGTATATAAAGCCTGACCACCAACAGCAACGACTGAATATCCAGTTGTATTGGTGTAAAGCGACTCGTAGCCAACCGCCACGTTTGAACCAAAACTTGTGGTTGTAGAGTATGCGGCTCGGATACCAAGGTAAGCGTTGTTGGCTGATGTTGTCCCGCTATACCCCGCCTGATAACCCACAGCCGTGTTGTTACTAGCTGAAGTGTTATTTAGAAGTGCGGCAACGCCAACAGAAACATTAAACGAGCCAGTTGACGCAGAAACATTTGGCCCTGACACAGCGCCAAGATAGGTATTGCCAGCCCCAGAAGTAACATAGTAGCCTGCCGAGTAGCCCAGCATTGTGTTGTCTGAGCCAGTGGCCCGATAACCAGAATAACCGCCAATAGCAGTTAAATAATTTCCTGAGTTGGCTGAATATCCCGCTAAAGCACCAACAGCCGTAATGTTTGGATTGCCATTTGCGGTGTTATATGAGTAAAGTGCTTGATAGCCAATTGCAGTTACATAGTTGTTGTTTCCTGTGTTTGAGTAAGCGGCTTGGTAGCCTACCGCAGTGTTGTTTGATGCTGTGGTGTTAAAGCGAAGTGCTAAGTCACCTATTCCAACATTAAATTCGCCAGAGGTATTGGCATAAAGCGTGTTGTTACCCATCGCCACATTGCTTTGTCCAACATTTGTGTACAAAGCTTGGTATCCAACCGCAGTATTGTTTGCAGTAGTGTTTGTATACAGCGCTCTATAACCAACCGCAGTAATACCAGAAGATGTCTGATTACTATATGAAGCTTGAAAGCCCACGGCGGTGTTGCCCGATGCTGTGGTGTTGGCGCGAAGTGCCGCAGTACCTACGGCTGTATTAGACGTGCCAGAAGATGTTAAATATAGGGCGGAATTACCAATTGCCGTGTTATCCGAACCCGTGGCTGTATATAAAGAATACGCACCAAAAGCGGAGTTTGAATTGACTGTTCCTGAAGAATATCCAGCCAAATAGCCAAAAAAGGCAAGTCCAGTACCTGAGGTGTTTGTATAGCCTGCCCTGTAACCCACTGCGGTGTTGTTAGACGCTGTGTTTGCTGAAAGCGCTTGCTGTCCGATTGCAACATTACTATCTCCAGCCAAATTTGCTGTAAGCGCGGCAGAGCCGACGGCGGTGTTACTGCTTCCGCCTACGTTTGCTTGCATTGCAAAACGACCAACTGAGGTGTTGTTGTTGCCAGTGCTGTTTGCTAAAGAGCTTTCACCAATTGCGGTATTTGCCGTTCCACTTACGTTAACCGCCAATGCAGTTGCGCCAATAGCAGTATTGGTAGACAAAGCACCGCCACCACGACCAACAGTCAGACCATAAACAGTCAGGTCAGTACCAGAGTACAGCAAGTTGGCAGAGGTTGTTTCCAAGCCACCTGTAGTGGTGTAGACCACACGACTAGTGGTCAGGCTACTGTTTGTAATAGAAGTGGATGCAGTTAAAGTAGTAAATGAACCCGCCAAAGGGGTAGATGTGCCAATAATTACATTGTTGATTTGATTGCCGCCACCCGCAATTGTTCCACTAAGAGTAAATGCTCCTATGGTGTTGGCGGTTAATGTAGTGCCGTTGAATGTTAGATTGGCAGAGTCAGTCAGCAATCCACCTGTAGATGCGTAAGGAACGCGACCAGATGTCAGGCTTGAAAACGTGATGGAGCCAGACGATGTGATGCCAGTCAAACCAGTCAGAATGCCTGCATCGCTCAAGATGCCAACAGAGTTCTGAATTAGTTTGCCTGTGGTCAAGTCAAAACGTGCTAGAGCATTGTCTGTTGCGGAAGATGGGCCAACCACATCGCCAGAAGCGCCTGCGGCTGAAGCCAACAATGTCACAACACCAGAACTGTTCTCGTAATAAAGTTTTCCGTCAGCAGTGTTGATTGCCAATTCACCAGCCGCAAGGTTTGCCGCTAGAGGAACAGCCGCCGCTGTGGTGCTGTAGTACAACTGAATGGGTGTGTATCCTGTTTGTGCCATTTTCTATTTCCTCAGAATGTTCCGCCAGAGATGCCCGACCATGTCGGTGCGCTTGCTCCTGCCGATGTTAATACTTGACCAGCCGTTCCTGCCGCAGTAAATGCAAAGGCAGTTCCAGTTCCATAACTAGCACCACCAGCCGTAGGTGTTGCGGTTGAATTCGTACCACCATTTGCAATTGGTAGTGTACCTGTTACGCCTGTTGTCAGGGGCAATCCAGTTGCGTTTGTCAGGGTAGCGCTTGTTGGTGTCCCCAATATTGGAGTGACCAATGTTGGGCTAGTCGCAAAGACCAAAGCACCTGTACCAGTTTCATCCGTCACCGCCGCCGCTAGATTGGCTGATGAAGGTGTCGCTAAGAAGGTTGCTACACCAGTACCTAAACCAGTAATAGATCCCACCGCAGGGGTAACCGTTGTGTTTCCAGCTAGGGTCAGTTGACCTTGAGAGTTGACTGTGAAAGTGCCAACTTGGGTAGCAGATCCGTAGGATCCAGCAGTGACTGCTGTGTTGGTGATGCTGAACTGCGTACCTGTGAGGGTTAGACCAGTACCTGCTGTATACGTACCGGAACCTGAGAACTGAATCCATGTCACAGGACTTGTACCAACAACAGTCACTGGGTCAGTTTGAACCCATCCTGTGTTTGCATACAAAGTACCGTTCGAGACAAAGGTGAAGTCACCACTTGCCATTTCAGCGGCAGTGTCAAAGTCAGTTGCACGAGTTAGGACAGTTCCGCCTGTAGCCCATGTGTAGATACCGTTGTTAGCCTGCGTAGCTTCGTTTTTAACGAGTACACGGTCACCATTGAGTAGGGTGTAACCATCAAGCGTAGTCAATGCCACAGACAGAGTCAAGGTAGCACCAACACCAGCCGTGCCATTGTTGTAAGTTACTGTACCGCCAGTGATTGATGCAAGCGTTCCTGTAGTAGCCGCCGCACAAGATGCATGGACATGAAGACCTTCAGCTACTGCGTCCACATACTGCTTGGTTGCTAACTGCAAAGCACTCACTGGGTCTTGCGTTACAGCAACAGAAGTTAGACCACCTAGCGTTACGCTAGAACCACCCAAGGAAATTGCTGTTGTTCCAATAGTCAAGGACGAGTTAGTCAAGCTTGCATTGGCAATGTTTGACAGCGTGTTGTTTGAACCACTGATCGTCTTGTTTGTCAGGGTTTGTGAACCAGTCAGCGTAGCTACAGTCGAATCAATCGCAATCGTGACAGGAGCTGAACCGTTGTAGGAAGTACCTGACAGACCAGTTCCAATGATCAATGCATTGGATGCAGTCGCTGTAACAGTGATTGATCCACCAAGGCTTACAGGAGATCCATTGATCGTGACTGAGCTATTTGTCAAACCAGCATTAGGAATGGTTGCAACAGCAGTGACAGGGCTTGTTCCATTACCAAACAAGTAACCAGACAAGGAATTCGCACCAGTACCACCGCTAGACACATTCAATGTGCCAGATAAGGTGATAGCACCAGTAGAAGCGGAAGAAGGGGCTAGACCAGTAGATCCAGCGCTGAAAGATGTAACACCACCAGACAAGGAGAACTGTCTCCAAGAACCAGAGGCATAGCCATCAAAGGTCGATGTGGTTGTGTTGAAGCGGAACTGACCTTCTGCGCCAGCGGGTTGCTGTGCGGTTGTACCTTTGGGGATGGTCATTCCAGCCACGCCAGGCATCACCGCATTGCTCGCCAAACTGATCGTTGGACTTCCAGCAGAAGCGTTTCCATTCGCTACACTGACCTGATCAGCAGTTCCAAGGATGCTCACACTACCTGCTGTAGTACCACTGACCACATTGATCAACCCAGTACCACTCACACTCGCTAGAGCGGCTGAGAGACCTGACAGAGCAATCGTTGGGTTACCTGATACACCATCACCATTGGTGACGCTTAAACCGCTCCCAGAGGCTGTAATCGTGCGTGGAATGACTACACCACTAGACTTGGCAATCATGCCATTACCAGCCGTTTCAAGGCTTCCTGAAGTGCCATTCAAGAACACTTGGAAGGTTGATTGAGCGCCGCTATCAGTTAAACCAATACCTGTACCACCTGAGACATAGCGGCTATTAGGTAGCTGAGGGGTCTGGATAGCGGTTAGGTACTGGTATGTCTGGCTAGGAGAAGCCGAGATAGCGGCTGTCGTAGTCTGTACGGTTTGACCATTCTGAACGATAGGAACAGCTTCAGTCCCTGTAATTGCGCCAGCTTGTGGTAGTTGGGTAATCGTTACTTGTGCGGACATATCATGGGCTCAGTTGGTCAAGGTTGCCGTTGTTCTCAGGATCCTGAGTATTTCCTTCAGTCGAGATGATGAAGCTACCACCAGTAATTCCATTTTGTGTGGTGACAATGTTATTGTCATTGGCAGCAACGCTCACATCAGGGCGTGGGAATCTGATCGTTATTCTCTCAGTTTTACGGGCTGGAAGTCTATAGGGATCTTTCTCATCTGCACATCCTTGACCGCAGACTTGGAGACCAGGAAAGTTAGGGTCTGGCCTCATCTCATCATGGGCGCGCTTCATCTTGCAACGATCACAGATCGCTATTGATAAAGTCGCATTCCCACGAGTGTCCAGAAAGGTTGGCATTATCTTGTGTACACGCTGATGTTAGGGGCGAAGTAGATCGGAGACTTGTCTCTTTCCTCTTGCTCAACTTCATTGAGATACTTCTCGGCTTGTTGTTCAAGGTACTGGATGCGTGGGAGGTCAACACCAGGAAGCTCTAAAGCCATCCTATGCGACAACATCATCAGTGTCGCCTCATACCATCGAGTGGGGATGTATAGCTCATCAGTCAAAGCACCCACATCCATGATTTGTTTGCTATACCACACTGTGATCTGAACAAATGGATCACTAGGAACTGGCCAGAGATACAGAGTAGGCTGCGGAATTGTTCGGTCAAACCAGAATTGGAAAGGCTGATTAGCCGTAAAGTTCTTGTTTGGCAGATTGGTGTAGTCATCGCGGTTGAGGCGAGACATGGTGATCTCGGTAGAGTTGTTTCCCACATAGAACTCTCGCAAAGCAAGGGTAGTTCCATTGGAGGCACGAACCCGGTAGTACTGAACATCTTGCCCTGGGTTGATGTCAGTCCAAATCCATTGGTTATCAGTTACAGAGACAGTTCCGAGGCTCTCTAAGGTTGTCCAAGTACTGTTATCTGTTGAGTACTCAAGGGTCAGCGTCCATGTTGCGCTTCCACCACCTGCCACATAGGGCAAGATACCAATTGAGCCAGCATAAATGGGGTTGTTTGTCCCAAAATTGGCTGAAATATTCCCATTAGAAGAGGTCTGTTGGCAGTAGGTATCTACATCATTGTCGCCAACATTGGCAACAGTACCGCCTGCGGAGGATGAGTAGCTACAAGAAGGGCGGCTCATCTTGCGATACAGCACGTTTAGGGCATCATTTGCACCCACAGGTAGGCTATATATGTAATTGTTCGCAGAAACGCCCAAAACGATCTTATCAATGGCGAAATACTGTATTCCGATGTTGATCAGGCGTTGAAGCAAGAAGCCAAGCGACTGGCGAGCGGAAACAAGTTGCTCAGAGGTCAACTCTTCTGCGAGTTTGCCAGCACGCCTTGCACCATGATCAATCAAGGTTTGGACATTGACTGTCTGACCATATGTATCTGAGTACGCCATTGTGTTTCCTTACCAGCCAGGGCAGTTCCATCGCTGCATTGATGCACGAGCTCGGCTACCCTTTTCGCTCTTCTCTGCCACAGGCCCCATTCTGGCGCAAAACGAGTCTCTACGAGCACCGCCTTGGGGCTGTGGAGCTTTTAAATTTGACCCTGTTTCACGATTGAACTTAGCCCGACCTTTAGCAGTCAAACCAGCACCTTGTTTAGCAGGTAGCTTCTCACCACGACCGATGGCTAGGCTTGGCCCACCATCCTTCATTTTGGCTGTTCTGGCGGATTCTTTGAAGGCTTTAGCCGTTGGCGCACCTTCGCTACCTGGTCTGCGCATTTTTTCGCCAGAGCCTTCAACGATTCTTTCGCGTTTTTTATGAATGTTTTCATACAATCCGCCTCCTTTAAATTCTTTACCCTTGTCAGCCTTGGCAAACTCTTTGCCGACCTTTTGAGGGACACCACCAAAGCCACCCTTGGTATGGGCGGCGGCTTGCATCAACTTGTGTTGGGCTGGTGATTTGCTTGGCATAATTAGCCGCAGAAAATAGTCACAGCCGCACTAGCAGGTAGCGTGACGTGAATGTCTGTGTAAAAGCGGATACCGTTACCCGGGATTAGCGTTGAAATTACAGCCGTGTTAACCGTAATGTTTACGCGCAACCGTACTGTACCACTTGCACCGCCATCGCGAAACACAATCTCTCCAGCAGTGCCGCCAGAGGCTAATTGGTAGCCAGCAAGGTTTGTTGCGCCAGCGTACATCGTACCAGTTGCATCTTCATGAACGGCAAATACATTCGTCAATGTTGACATTTAAATCTCCAATTAAAAGTGGGAGCCGAAGCCCCCACTTAGGTTCAGCACTTTACTGATCCGCCACGTTTCTTAGGTGGGGACACAGTCACAGACTTTTCAGTCTTGGTGACAGAGCCAGCAGGCTTGTCCTTGCTAGTAAACAGGCTCTTCGCACCCTCATATAGCTTGCTAGGGATGTTACGGATAGCTTTCGCCATGTCCATTTCTTCCTCAGATGGGCCGATTGATTTGTCGTAAGCGCCTTTTGACAGATCAGTGATGCTCCCGCCGTCTTTGTACTTCTCGTTGCTCTGGGCTTTCGCTTGCTTCATCGCAGTAGCATTCTCAGCTTTGAAGGCAGATTGCTCTTTCTTCTGGGCTGGAGTCACACTGCCACCTGTTTTAAAGGTGCCAGATTGACGATCATTGCTGACAGGAGCAGATGGCTTTTTGGAAGGCATTGCTACGGCGTGACCGCTGTTATTAACAGCTCCCCCCGTAGCGAAGTGCTTTTTTGTTGCACCGCCTTTTTTGTAGCCACCGCCATTACCTAACTTCACCTCGCCTGTGGGGGCGCTGTTGTGGTTAGGCTTAGCTGTGTCCATCTTCGTGTTCTTGTAGCCTTCAGCACCTTTAGCAGATACAGACTCAGGAATCACGCTAGCGATAGCACCGCCCTTTTTATAGCCGCCTTGACCATTGACTACACCGCCTGTGGCATATTCGCCTGGCTTAGTAGACTTGGTCACGCCACCAGTAGCAAGACCTTTATGGCCTTTGCTAGCAGGCTTAGACTCGTGAGACTTCAGTTCTTTTTCAAGACCCTTCATCTTCGACATCTCAGCTTTGTGCTCACCCTTGGACTCGCCACCTTCCTTCATGCCCAACATAGCTGCACGACGTGCCGCCATAGTAGGACGCTTAGGTCGAGCGACGGGCATCATGCCACCGCGAGCGGGCATAGCAGCACCCATGGGAGAACCCATAGTGCCGCCCATAGCCTTCTTCACGGATCCGCCTTTTTTGAGCTTTAACTCAATAGAAGGCTCTGTGGTCTCCATTTTGACCATTGGCTTGAATTGACCCATGATCGTGCTCCTTAAACTTTCTGAGCGTAAACAACCGTCAGGCGAATAACACCTTGAGTTGTAACGATCGTACCGTTAGGGTCAAGCGTAACGACGACAGAGGTATTAGTACCAATATCGCTCATTGCGAGCAACTGTGCGGCTGTAAAAGTTAAAGCAATACGACCACCAGCAAACACATCAGTCGAAGACACGTATTGTGTGCCTGCGGCGGCTGTGCCGATAGTCATAGGGATTGTCGTAGCGGTTCCAGCACCCACCACTTCATCCACAACCATGTCAGCAAAAAAGCTGATGATTTGTGAAGAAGCAGGGAGAGTCAGAGTTGCGCTAGTAGCAGTACCTGCGGCGGCGGTAGTGACAGTAGTTGTCTGAGTCATGACGACGAAACCGCCATCAGTAGTGTCAGTCAATGTGCCAGAACCTGCGCGCAGGGTAGAACCAAAATAGGTTTGTGCCATTGTCTTTTCTCCTTGAAACGCGGGGGGCGAACCCCCCACTTGGGTTTAGACGCCAGCAGTGCCGTACATCGCACGAGGATCAGTGAAGCCAACGTCGTAACGCTCTGTCGCTTTGTAGCGCATAGAGTCAGTCTCGAAGTCACCTTCCATAGTCTTCTCGAGCTTACGACGCATCATCAGCTTCATGCCTTCTGGAGCGTCGGTCTGTACCCACCATGACGATGCATTGGTCAAACGTGACAAAACAGCCGCGCCTTCATCCAACAAACCGATGGACTTGACAGGGTTGATGTCATTGTTTGCGTTACCAGCACGCAAGACGGATTTCAAGAGAACTTCAGCTTGGAAGACATTGCCAGGAGCGACCACCAATTGGCGGGGAACCAGACGAATCTTCTTACCGTTGTTGTCCACAGCTTGACGAATCTGGATCAACATCTGTTCGAGAGATGTCTGTGACAGATTGGCGGCTGTAGCCAATTGGTTGCTGAATGTACCGTTCACGATTGGGTGATTAGTGGCGATCAAAGCAACGCCGTCGCCACCTGCTGAAGCACCACCAGTGAAGGCATTGTTCAACACGTTAGCAGACAAAGTCTCTTTGGTCTCAATCAATGACTGAGCCAAGTGACGTGCGTACACTTGACCAATACGGATGTGGTCACCGTCTTCAACCAAAACTTTGGTCAAAGCAAATGCCAAACCGTACACACTGTACACGTAGCGTTTCAAGAACAGAACGCCACCTTGCTGATAGGACACAGGAGTGCCATCAGGAAGCTGAGGAGCTGCACCGAAACCGTACAGAACGGGTTCTTCGTGGTAGTTGCGGGGAATGCCTTCTTGTTCCGTGAAAACACGAGACCATTCATCGGCACGTTGGTCGTATACACCGTCGAAACATTCATTCAAGATAGGTTCGACGATGCTACGAAAGTCGGTACTGCGCATTGGAGCGGCCATGGTTCATGTCCTCCTATTAGATAGCTACGGGGTAACCACCACCGGATGCGATCTGGACATATTGATGCTTAGCCACAGTTGCGCGAACGATAGTGAAAGAGTCTCCCCAAGCATTGCCGGGGTACGGAGCGAGATTGATGATTCGCATCTGAGCACCAGAACCAGCGGCAACAACCGAGGTGCTGATAGTGCATTGAGACAAACCAGTGGTTGTAGAACCATCTGTGGTTGCGCTGAGATCGCTCTCTGCACCAACCATGTTCTGGGTCATAGAACCATCGCCTTGGATTTCATAAACGATGTTTGGATCATCGTAGTAGTAGGCAATGCAAGAGCCTGTTTGATAGGCGGTGTTTGCAGGCCAGTAGTTAGACACGCGACGACGACCAGTAGTGTCAGTCCACTCGACGCCTGAGAAGGCACCAAGGAACGCATCACCAGCGGCTGCGGCTTGAATAACACCAGTTGTAGCCATCTTAACGGGTTGACCCTTTAAGATGTTTGCGTTATACGCAGAGACGATACCGTCAGCTAACGCCTGAGCGCGATCCAGACCAGAAGGGTGGAACGCAGGACGCAAACCGAACGGAGCATTTGTAGCAGACATAGTCTTACTCCTTTGAAGTTAGCCCTCAAAAATGGGGGCACGATTAGGTTGAGATTGGTCAAACCTGCCCATACCATCGCCTTCAACTCGTACCAGCGACTTGCCACTGCTGTCACGCTGACCTTGAAGATTCTCAAGTTGTACACGGACTTTGTCCGCTTCTTCCATGGGAGCTTCGTAGTGCAGTTGCGCCATAACGTCTTGGTAGACATCCATGGGCAATTTGAACAGCAACATCTCGTTGCATGATATGTATCCAACGTGCTCGCCAGCCTTGACTTTGTAGTTGTCGAACCCAGCCATTTCGTCCGCTCTCACGGGAATGTAGCCAAGTCGCACCCTTTTATCAATGGTGTCGTATGCGTTGGTGGTTGAAAGCCAGATAAGGTGCCAGCCGGGCATCGGCGGGACTTTTGGCAGTGCTGATTGGTTCCATTCATCACTCCACATCTTTCGACGTTCCTGTGAGCTTACGAACTTTGTTTCTGGAGAGGCGCGACTAGCATCCTCGCTTGCGCGATCATTGCGTCCACCTGCGTTCAGAGATTTTTTCAAACGTGATTCGGTCATACTTGTTTCCTTAGTAAGAGTTGTTTCTAGCTTCTTGCGCATATCGCTTGATCATCTTGGATCGCTTCTCGGGATCATCCCAAAAGCCAGCATCCTTCATGGCACGAACTTGTTCTGGTTTCAAAACAAATGTGTTCCTGTTGGTGCTTCCGTTGACGCTTTCGCGACCAGAACTTGTTACAACACTCCTTGGTCTCTTAGTAGACGAACGTACGTCCGTGGTGTCATTGTACTTGTGTGGCAAGTACTTATGCAAGCGATTGTCAAGTTCTTCCCAATAATCGGATTCAGTTGGGTTCCAACCTTCCGCTACGAGAGCCTCATCAATCTGCTTTGCAATCTTGGAATCGGTATCCCGACCGTTCGGGTCATACCACTCATTTCGTTCCATCCAGTTCGCTGCCAAGCGTTGTAGGCGAGGATCTGGGACATTTCCTTGGGCTTTGCGAGGCTCAACAGCCGCCTTTTTGACATTGGTCAGGGCTTCCATCTGACGGCGGGCGTCATACATGATCTCCTGAGCTTCTGTCATGGCATGACCATCAGCGGCACTTGCCGCCTCAGCAATCTTCATCTTGGCATACTGCAAGCGAAGTTCCTGGTCTTCAATAGCCTTGTCAATTCGGGCTAAGTCAGCAGAGTGCGTCTTGCGCTCCACCACAGACAAACGCTCCATCAGTTCTTGGTTCTTGCGTTCCAAGAGTTGGAGTTTCATGTCCTTCTCTACGCCTGTCTTCTTGGCTAGTTCTCGCTTAGCCCTGCGCTTCTCGCGTCTGGCGCGTTGGTATTCGGTCTCATCTTCAGGGGCGACATCGTCATCACCATCAGAAGAGCCACCAGACGCCATATTCCGGTCATCATCTTGGTCATCAGGGGATTCAATACTGTCAGGAAGGTCAATAACGGCTGAACCGTCAGCTTCTTCCGTGACTACTATATTTTCAAGTTCGTTTTCTGTGGTCATAAGAATGCTTTCATAGCTAGGGGATCACCAATGACTTTGGCAATGACTTCGTGGTCGTTCAGAATCATGAACAAGGCTGGATCTTCATGATCATCCTGTCCTTGAACCTTAACTTCCCATCGATCTCCGCCCCATTTAGGGACTCGGATGTAATCACCAACCTCGCACCACGAGCCTTCAGGCCAGCCTTGCATGGTTTCACGGTTTTTGAATGCGAGAGGGCCAATCTCAATGACTTTCGCCACCATGTTGTTCCACTTCTCGGTCTCTTTGGTCTCTTCGACCAAAATGATCCCTGCGCTTGTCGTTTTCTGCTTTGTGCGACGTAATTGCACCAAAATTCGACCACCAAGAGGCTTAGCACCGGGATTCACAGCGGGGAATGCCCACTTAACTTCAGCGTTTTCCAACACTTCCGGGTTATCGCTCATCTTCTTCTTCTTTCTTTAACATATTGTTAATGATGTCCAAGGTATCTTGTAAACCTTGGTACTGCCCGACCATGCGTTGGTAGGATTCGATATTGACAGCGTTTCCCAACGCTAACGAGAGGCGTATTTCAGCCATCCGTACCTCTAACGCACCGATCAGATCTCTTACTGAGAACATAATTATTTCTTTTTAGCTTGCGATAGAGCGCCTCCTTGTTTTTTAGCGGGCTGAGAGCCGCCAGATGACTTCAAAGATGTGCCATCAAGCTTCTCGCCTGCGGCAATACGCTTGTGCATTGGCACTGCTTCGTTGTGGTAAGGGTTAGATGTAGCCATTTCAGCCTCCTAAGTAAGATTGAGCTTCGTTTTGAAGCATGGATGCAGTTTTTACCTGCTCTTGTTGCAGTTTTGCCGCGTCTCGCGTCAACCTTGCAGACTCTATGCGCTCTTGCGTGAGGTTTTTCTCTGTTTCCATCGCGGCTTTGAGCTGTTGTTCGCCATCGAACTGTTGTTGGCTCTGTTCGAGCTTGGCAACGTCGAGTTGTTGTTGGTTTTGGAGCTTCTGACCCTGCAATTGGATGTCTGCTTGGTCTTTGGCTGTCAGTCGTTGGGTCTCTGCCATGCTTGTTTGGAGCAAAACCTGAGCCTCTGGTGTCATTGGAGGGGTCTGTTGTTGCTTCAACTGCTGTAATTGCTGAGCCATCTTCTGCATGATCGGCACAACCTTGGCAAAAACCTTGGATGTGTCGAGCGTGACGTTCTGAGAAGCACCAGCATAGAGCTTGTCTGCCATAGGAGTGATCTTCGGATCGTCATAGTCGGTAGGTCTACGGCCCAGAGACTTGGTTACATAGCCATTCATGCGGTTCAGATACCACAAAGATAAGTGTTGCTTGATATGCTCCATCATGTGAGGGAGGATGATCGGCTGAATTGTGGGGTTTGAGCCAAAGATCGGGTCTTGGTAGAACTCCAAGTGGCTTTGGATGTGGGACAAGTGGTCTTGCTCCATATAGGCAAAGGCTGCTTGACCGAGCATCATGGCGACATTCTCATTGGCGGCATCTCGCTTCTCAGGAGAAGGCACATCAATCATCAACTCATTGATGCCAGGAACCTTGATCTGCTTCAAGAACCGCTCTATCACCACCTTGCGATTAAACAGGTCAGGGTTCTTCTCCATGATCTGCATCACCGCCTGACTCTGAGCCATACGCTGGGTCTCAGAGAAGATGTGTGGGTCAGATACAGGGATCACATCGGTGTTAGATGCAAAGTCTTCTTTGCGGATTTCAAGGTCAGCAACCACTTCACCCTTGCGTTGCTCATCCAAATACCATCGATTCAAGCGACCAAGAATCTTCAAGACGCGGCCCTGGCTGTCATGGAGGCGTGAGTGAATGGCAGAGAATACTGCCGCACCTTGCTCAATCAAAGCCTGAGTTGTACCAACAGGGGTGTTGGAGTTCACGTCAGCGATCTTTTCCTCTGCGGTGGTCACTACCCCCTTAGCCGCACTGTCTAGCCATCCTAGAAGCTGAAATAGCACTGGTGAAGGTGGGTTAAATGGCATAGGCATGGCGATCTTGCGGATGTCATCGACACCAGGAGCGCCTTCGATCTCACAGACCTGTGTCACATCAACCTGTTGGGATTGTCCAGAGATCTTCGCTCCCTTGAGCTTTAGCATGGTCGCTGCATTGTTGATATGGGCAGAGTCCAACAAAGCTCTCAAAGAGCCTGTAAGGGCTGCTGAAAGCCCTCCAATCAGTTGTGGCAGACCGATAGCATATGCACCACGCCAAGGAATGAACTTGAACTCGACTAGCCAATCAAGCTTGGTCTGAGTCTCATCGCCCTCTTCCCAATTGCGGTACAAGCCAACGCACTCATTTTCATGCTCATCAACCATCAAGATGTAAGGAGCAGACTCGCCATTGGTCAGAGGATCATCTTCGAGCTCCAACCATGTGTAGATGTGGTAGACCTTGCGAAGACCATCTTCATTGTCTTCCCACTTGCGGCCTTCAATCTTGTTGTTCGCCTTCTCAGAGTGGGTTTCCTCTGGTTCAGCAGACACACGGATCAGGTCGATGTCTCGGTACAGACCTGAGCGGATGCGGTTCTTGAACTCCCACTCAGTAATGGTCTGCATCTCGGTGACGCGTTGGGCTGTGTAGAAGTTAGCCGCGGCAAAGGGTAGCAGGATGTTGTCGATGGGCATGAACTCAGCACAGGGACGCTTCTTCTTCTCGTCATACCAGAGCTTCATGTACTGCGAGCCACCCAAGGGGAGCTGAGTCAGCAGTTGTTCTTGTTCATCACGGAACTCTTCAATCTGCTCGGTCAACTGCCAGTTCATGTAGTCGCGCTTGCGCTCAGCCTTCTGGATCTTGGCTTCATCCACATCGCCCAAGATCTTGGTGCGAGTGGGGCCGTCAGGTGGGAACATCTCTTTGATAGCCCGAGAGGCAAAGTCCACACAGGCTTCAGCCATGGCGGGGTGAACTACCTTAGATGCACCCATGAAGGTTGCGCCACCAGGAGCATCATTGCCCATGCCTGTGCGCTTCAAACCCTCTTCATACTTCTTGTCTCGCTCTTCACGGGACTTCTTGTCGTTCTCGACCAAGTCCATGTAGCGCAGAGCAATCTTGTTCAGGTCATAGGGGTCAATCTCTTCTGCCAAGTTGGCATAGAAGTCTTCATCCTCCATGGGGCCAGTAGTCTCCATGCGGACAATTGCTGAGCCATCAGGAAGCTCCTCAACATCAGCATCATCAGTCGGCATCTCAAACTCCATGCCCTCATCATCACTGGCTTGCTGGTCACTCAGACCATCTATAAAACGACCAGCGTTAGGGTCTTGCGGGAATTGTGTCGCCATAGCTTATTTCCTTTTGAGCTTCTTGTTGCTCAGTTCCAAAAACATGGTATCGCGGTTGGCAGTCATGTTGACTTTACCTCCACGTTTAAATGGAGCACCCTGAATGATACGCCCTCCATCATTCATATCGGGTGCTGTATCATAATTTATTGCACCACCATCAGCCTTTTTAACTTGCTGTTTGACTGATCCACCTTTGGCATAGATGTCAGGCAGTTTGATTGGAGGGCGCTCAATAAACAAGTTTTTAGGCAATGAGTCGTCAAAGTATGACTCAGGCTTGACCTTGTTGCCTGTCATCTCCATCTCTTCCTTGAGTGCCTCAATGTACTCCTGTTGAGAGCGACGGGGGAATGGCTCACGCAACTCAGCTCTAGGCAACAACTGCACTAATCCTGTCTGTTCACCTCTCTTGACCAAAGACCGATTGCGATGGCGACCCTCATGACCAGAGATAAAAGGCATCAAAGGCAAACCTTGCTCTTCTTTGTTGATCAGCAAAAATGGCACATCATCAAACCGATTAAGACTTGTCAGATACTTCACATAGTCTTCTGTTGATTGACGTTGCTTGTCGCCATTGAACCCTGGCACAGATATATTTCTTGGTGACAACCGAGCCGCATACTCCTCAAAGTCCGCAGGGTTCATAGTCATCAAGGCTCTAGCGTTGTCGCCAGTAAACACATCTTTTAATGCTCGTTCGTTATATAGATTCTCAAGATTAGGGATCTCGTCAGCAGCACGTTCTAGACGCCTTGAGCCGTAGCCACCCTTCTCTTGCTCAACAATCTTTCTCAGCTCAGTCAATGCGCTAGGCTTCATGATCATCGGAGCTTTAGCCGCCATACGAGCTATCTCAGCCTCAATCTCAGGATTGGTCAGGGAGTTAGGGGCAACATCTCGTAGGTATCTGTTTTCGTCCCTAGCAATCAAAGCTTTGACAGCTTCTGCTCGAGGAGCCATTTCGCCTCTCATCTGCTTGAGCTTAGCTAGTGCCGCCATCTTGGCAATTGATCCGCCCTTACTGTATTCAGGCTCTTCTTGCTCAGGTGCTTTTTGCTCAACCATCTGAGATGCTGCACCTGTACC